CTACAAGTGTCCCTTTCACTATCTTCATTAATGTAATTACTAGCACTAATTAGCGTGTAATTTAATATATCATCCTCAATAGGTGTTTCAGCAGGGTTTCTTAAAATTATATCACAATTATAGTAAATGTAACGTAAATCCAATTCTGTTCTACCAAGACAGTATTTTATAATATCAAATGGAGTTACCGTATGTTCATTAGGCAAATCATCATAAAAATAAAGTCTGTCCAAAATAGCTAAACCATTATTGGCCGACATTTCAAATTCAATCCCTAGAGAACTACCATCACTACTATAATCTTCAACATAAACCTCTGTATTAAGATACCCATTCCAATTTACAACACCATCAATTGTGTGTGTTACAGTGTGTCTCTTAATATCATTTGTGAAAAAATTTCGCATGAAATTCTCAGAACCCCTATATAAAAAAGATAGTTTCGCTCCATTTCCAACTACAGGCTTATCTATCAAATCTCTTTCTGGAAACTCGACACAAAAAGGGGTGGCTCCTGCCACCACCTCTATTGGATTTCCGCTATAAGTATTATCATCAATTTCAACTCTGTTTAATTGATTCAGACGATCTCCCCATTCGTAAAAAATTCTAACAGCCATTATTTTATTCTCTTGTTTTTCTTTGAATAGTTCTCTAAAACACCCACAAGCTTATCTCCCCTGATTTCAAAATTCACAGAATTTCCTCCGACACCACCTTGATCAATAAGTTTAAATAAGTTTGTTTGTTGCGATTTACTTAAAATCATTTCTCCTGAGTTCAAACCAGCTAAAATCTTATCTCCTGTGAAACTTGTTCCTCCAATAATACCACCAGTAGCAAACTTGGGTATCATCTGAGAAAATAATGCTTGAGCTGTTGCACCGGCTAGTGGGGCAGCAATTAAACCAATAGGCCAAGGGGCTTCCGCTAAAGCATGTGAAACGGCACCAGCTACACCTTGGGCTATCAACCCCCCAATAACCCTTCTTAATGAATTACCTATATTTTGAGCAAACTCTTCAAAAGACTCAGCTGAATCTACCGTCATGGACATCAATTCCTCACCAAATGAAGCTATCGCGTTTCTTGTTAATTGAGAGCGATCATTCATTTTAAGTAATTCAGCATTTAATTGAGCTAGTCTATCAAGTTCTTCGTGGGGGATAAAGCTAATTTCTGGAAGTTTTAATTCTTTGATTGTTTTAGCTAATTTATTAGCTTCAACCCTAGAATCAAAAAGTATCTTATAAAAGCCATTCCCTTCTTCATATGTTGGGAAATATTTAGAAATTTCTTTTATATAATCAACTTCTTTTTTTAAAAATTCAGCTGAGTCTTTATTGTATTTAAGCCAAAATTCAGAATCTTTAATAAGTTCTGTTATTTGACTTATTTGTTTACCTATAGCTTCTTGTTCTTGCTTTAAAAGATTAGCTTCTTCATCCATCTCTTTTAAAGAGATTTGAGCTAAAGCCTCAGATTCACTTTCAGATTTTACTTTTAAATTTAGTTCTTTATTTATTCTTCCTAATAAACCATATAAATTTTGTAAACCACTAGCTGCTCTTTTTGCCCTATCACTTTTAGAATCTCCAAATCCTTCAACAATCTTTTTTTGTTTTTCAATTTCAATTTCAGCAAGTGTAGAAGCTTCTTGTAATTCTTTTACAGAAGATCCACCTATATTTTTATTAACCTTTAAGAGTTTATCTAAATTATCAAGAGATTCATCACTACCTCTGGATATTTTTTTCATTGCTTCATCAGCAAGATTCAGGTTGTTAACCATCAAAGCTAAAGAACCAATAATCAACATTAATGGGCCATATGAGGCCGACATTAACTTAAAAAAGTGTGTAGCACTTTTTGTTGCAGCTGCAAAACTAAATGAGACACCTGATTTACCTAAAATAGATAACGAAACTGCATTAAAAGCAGCTGCAACAGTTTTTAATTTAAACGTGAGTGCAACTAAAGCAACTGTAAGAAGTTTCATACTTCCAGATAGCTTTGTAAACCACTCTATAAGTCTTGCTGCACCCTTAATAATTGTTTCAATCCAACCAGCCAATCCTTCTTCATAACCTAACTTTATGAAGAATTCATCCAATTTTGATATGAAGATTTTGATTGCTTTATCAATCCCCCCAATACCCTCTTCGGACATTTCTTTAGCTGCACCATTATAATCTTTTAGCTTTTCAGCCATCAGATCTATTTCTTCGGCAGACATGTTTGCAAAAACACCCGCTGTTTTAACGTGCAAACCAAAAATCTTTGCCATTTGGGTTGCATTGATACCAGCCTCTTTTAATCGTTTCATCGTTCCGATGAAACCCTCTTCTCTTATTGAGGTCTCAGAAATATCAATCCCTAATTCTTGTAGGGATTTTGCAACCATTTTCGGCTCCTTTAATAAACGTGTTAGTACACCTGCATATGCGACACCGGCCTCAGCAGCCTTAACCCCCTTATTGGCAAATAAAGCCATTGCCTGAGCTACTTCCTGAGCCGATATACCCAATTGTGTCGCTAATGGGGCTGCCTTATTCATAGCTTCATACAATTCAATCAAATTGGTATTTGATATCCTTGTTGTATGAGCCATCAGGTCAACAATATCTTCAAGGTCTTCAACTTTTAAATTAAATCCCCCTAAAATATTGGTTACCATATCAGCAGAAGTACCCATATCAACCATACTGGCACCAGCTAGATTCATTGTTGCTGGTAAGGCTGTTATAGATTGACTGGCACTCAAACCAGCCATTGATAAATATTGTAAACTGCTTGCTGCCTCAGTTGCAGAAAAACGAGTTGTTGCACCCATCTCTCTTGCAACCTCTGTCATTTTTTTAAATTCTTCAGGTGTTGCTCTGGATATAACCTTAACCCTAGCCATACTGGTTTGAAACTCCTTCAAAACGGTAATTGCCCTAGTTATTGCTCCGACACCAGTTACACCAATCGCGGTAAACTTTAATCCCCTAAGAACATCATTGGTGCCTTTCAACATCCTTTGGAAGCCGGTCAACTTACCCCTAGCTTGAGTTAAGCCTTTCGAAAAAGACTTGGTTTCCAAACCTAGCCAAGCTCTTATGTTAAATCCTCTTGCCATAATTATTTTATGTTATATTTCTTCTTTAACCGCTCCCTATCTGTTTCTGAAAGTTTCGGAAGTTCTTTTTGTGTTTCTTTATCCCAATTGAACCGCATAATTTTTAAAGGATCTATTGGCTTTGTTGATTGTGATGAATATATGGCATGAATGACAGATCTTGTTATCTCCCATTTTTCTTTATATGTCTTATAATAAGCTTCAGATAAAGCAGATACCTCAAAGGGTTGCATCTCATCTAGGAAGTAATCAGGTGAAACTCCACAATCAAAAACTACAAATCCATACAATGAACTCAAACTCACCGGTTCTTCTTCCTGGTCTGAGTTATCTACTTTTTTTCAGATTGGAATACCTCACTTAAACCTAATTCATTTAATGTGTTTGGGTTTTCTTCAATTATGTCTAAAAAATCATCCCATGAGTATTCAAAATCCTTATTACACGCACTTAAAAGACAATAGATATACAAAATATTATCCTTTAAACTTTCATTAGCTTTATTAACACTCTTCCCAGCCAATTCCTCAAATAAAAACATAGCCCGATAAGAATGTTGTTTTACCTTAAAAACTTTCCCATTAAACTTTACACTTATTTCTTTTTTCATAACGCTCTGATTTAAAATAAAAAAGCCTCCCTCGTTTGGGAGGAAGGCTTATCGAAAAATAATAATCATTAAGATATTGGAACTGAAATTGAATCATTTGCTCCATCAACAGTAACAGTACCGCGACCAATAGCACTAGACTCATCAAAAGCTGTGATATGGTAAGTACCGTCCATTAAATAAATGTCTAATGCACCACCACCGGAATAAGCGAAACAACGATTCAACTCTTCTACTACAATATGTGTTGCCCCCGTAGCTGTAACAGCTATAGCCCACAATTCTCTACCTAAGATAGCAAGAGGACCGCGACCTTGGAAGTTAACACTAAATGAAGCGTTATCTGAATCACCGGCAGTCTTGTTAATGCTAGTGATAACAGCTTGTCCTTCTTGAACAAAAGTATCAGATCCTTCCTCATATGTAGAAGAAATAGTTACCAGTGTTTTACTGACGAACAAATCCCACAAGTCTACATATCGAACATAAGAATCATCAATCAAATTGAATAAAGAATCAGTAGATCCACTCCATGAAAACCTTCCATACTCTGCACCGGTCCAAACACCAGAACCTTTGAATGATGTTTCCCTCACCGCATTTGATACCTCAATTTGGTGTGAAGTGGCACAACCAATCACATTCCCATCTACTTTCAGGAGTATGTCACCTCCATCAATTACTTTATCGGTAAAAGCCATTTTGTTTTATTATTTAAATGAAAAAATTAATCTTTGGTAAAAAGCATTTTCTGAATACCCCTCATCTGCATCAATAAGTCTAACCCTATCAACTTTAACTCCACCAATTTCCCCTTTTGAAAACTCCATTGCCTGTCTAACATATTCTGCCAACTCAATAGAATCGTGATATTCAGGTGTCCAGCAATCAATGGTGACACTGGCTGTATCCTGAGATGGGGCTGCTGAAGTTTTAGTGTAAAAGGGTTCTAAGGAAGACCTCTTGATAATTATAAGAGGATATTTAATAGGATTATCGCCATCTCCATCAGGTGCAAGAATTGGAAAAACCCTATTTTCAACAATGCTTGATACATCTTCGTCCATATAATAATATTTTAATCATGTTCCAGGTGTCTTAATCTTATCGTAAAGAACTTTTAGACCATTAACATATTTGGATTCAATAACACCCAATTCAGCCTTAATAGCCTTATCTGCAAAACCTAGTTTAAAAGAAGGATTCATGTTTGGTCTATCGGATGTTCCAAAACCAACCTTGCCCACGTACTTGAAATTTCTATGGTAACGTCTTTTAGTTCCAGAGTTAACCAAATGGAAATGGTTGATTGCTGCACGCATTCTCCCATTAACTTTCTTACCCCTTCTGAGTGGTTTGTTTTTATTCACGGCCCTAGCTCTAGCACCAAAAGCAATAGAAAAATATCCCTTGGCTTTCGAAAATTTACTTCCAACAGACAGTCCTCTATATAGATTGCCTGTTCTCATTGAGTTCTGTGCTTTAAGATTACTCCTTGCCTCTCTTCTCATTTTTAAGAAAGGGTCCTTTAAAACTTTCCGAACTTCTGGTACATGCTTAGTTATATCTAGGTTTTTAAAGTGTTGCTGGACTTGTCTAATATTAAGGATTGTTACTCCTGTTCCATTATTCATTTATCCTAGTACAATTAATGGTTAACCAACGATCTGATACGTCCGGTTGGATGAAATCAATTTGATATAAATTATCATTATACTTAATCCTATCCATCTCTTTAATTGAATATTGATTTCTAACCTTTATAATCAATCTTATCAAATCGAAAGATTCATCATTAACTATCGTTTGAATACCTGACCTAGCAGAAATAAAAGCTCTAAGGCTCGCGTATTTAGTCCAAATTTCAGAAAGTCCACCAAAACCATTTTGGGTAGTAGTTTTCTTCCATAATTCAACCCGCTTTGTTAAAATACCTGACCTCATATCACCAACGGATTACGACATAAGCATCTAGTTTTCTCTCAAAAGCATTTGTTGATCTAAAATTTGTTCCGACCACATGAGAGGTTCTTTCTACATCATACAAATCATTAATTTGTATCAAAATAGCCTGAATAATTGATCTTGGAACATTTTCGGTGTCATAACCTGTCTTGAAAACAGCAGCTAATTTATCGGCCTCTAATGCTTCATTAAATCGAATAATAAAATCACTTGGGGTTGTTTGTATTTCAAAATCTGTACCCTCTTCCAAAACTGTTTCAACATCATCAACTGTTTTAGTTAAAGATGTAAAAGAGTAAAGAGGAACTTCTTCTATTTTCCAATAAGAAGAATTAAAATCAATGTATTCAAGTTCACAATCAGTCAACGCTATATCTCTGCCTGTGTAATCTTCAGCAAGGGATGTAGCACTTTCAATCAAAAGACCAATGTGTTGATCATCTTCATAATAATCTTTATCAACATTTAATTGATCTTTCGCTTGAGATAAACTTACAACACCGTCTGTCTTAGTTTTTTTAATTAAATTACAGTATCCCATGCTTTTAAATTAAAAAAGCCTCCCTCGTGGGGAGGAAGGCTTGTTATATCACTGATTAAGCTACGTCTAAATCAGGAGTTTTACTGAATGCAACAGGATTGATTAATGCTACATCAGCCAACTTATTGATAGTGATAATCACCTTACCATCAGCAGCAGCGGTGAATTTATCAACAATAATTTCAATTTTACCGTAATCAGCAACGTGGATTTTACTCAAATCACCGTAAGCAACATATTGTTTGTCTGCTCCATCCTCAAACAAATTTGAGTAGAAGTAAGGGGTACCATCATAAACGGTTCCTTTTCCCAACACGTTACCTGAAGCTTTTTCTACTAAGAAACGGCCTGAACCGGCATCAATAGCTACACCTTTTGCTTCGAAGAAAGTAGCTCTTGCGGAAATGAAAGCTCCTTCATATTCGATTTCAGGTTGTCCCATTAATGCATCAAAACCAGCCTTGGTAATAGCACCAGTAGCAACTTCAGTTGCGCCAGCCAATACTTTAGTGTAAACTTCCTTGGTGATAGCGCGATCACAACCTTTTACCATGTCACCCAAAACTTTCTTATAGAAAGCATTACCGGCAGAAGCTAAAGTTTCAACGGTAAAAGTTTTTCTTACTGAAAAACGATTTGGGGAAATCAAAACACCAGAAGGTGTTACAGTATCACCAGTTGCGGTAGCCAATTCCGCTAATTTTGCACCATGTATAGGATCTTCATAAGGAAGAGTATAAGTACCAGAAACCCCTCTCAATATGTCACAACCCATTTGTTCAAACATAGGCTCGTAACCCATGATGTCCAATTCCTTCACATAGTTGGGAATAGCATTAGCCATAGCGGTAGTATCACCATCAGCAGCAGCCCTAGCTACAATTTTTTCACCCCGCTGTTGAGATTCGATTTGTTCCCGTACAGCTTTAATCAACAATTCTTCCATTTGATTTGTATTGTTTTTGTCGTTTAGTTCTCTTTTTACTTCTTCTAATTCTTTTTCAATATTTTCTTTAGCTTGTCTTTCGGTAGCAAGCTCGGCAGTAAGATCTTCTTTAGCTTGTCTTTCGGTAGCAAGTTCAGCTTCAAACCCCTCTTTAGCTTGTCTTTCGACAACAACCTCTTGTTCTAAAACAAGTCTTTCGTTTCGTTGAGTAGGTTCATTTAATACTTCCCGAATTAAACCTTTGATGTCTTCTTTTCTTTTTGCCTCTTCTTCTTCTTTAACAGCTTCCCATAAACGTTGCCAAGCAGCATCTAATTCGACATAAGCTTTATTTAAAGCTTCTTCTGCATCAATTACTGATAATGCCCGAATAGCCTCTTCAATTTCTTGTTTAGCTTCATCGTAAGCTTCTTGTTTCCGTTGTGCCTCATTTTGAGCTTCAATCTGTTCTTTAAGATTTCTTACCTCTTCTTTTAAGCCTTCAACCTTGACATCCTCTTCCTGAGTGAGTTGCCTTTCTTCAACCTTGGCTTGATTTAGAATAAGTTCGAATTCTTCTTGTTTACTTTGAAGCAATTCATTCAAATCCATAAAAATCCTTTTTGATATTCTCGTAATAGTTATTAAGTTGTTCTCTTCTGGCCTGAATACTTGCTTCCAATTCTAATTTTTCACGTTCTTCAAATTCAGCCAATTCTCTCACAATCACATCAGTGCCAGAATATGCGCCATCAATAACTAACGCAACATCCATAATCCTTTCCACTTTTAGAATCTCTCTAATGGGAATACCGTCTTCAGCGCGACTCCATGAAACATTTCTTTCTTTGAAACTGAATTGAAAGGAGCTTTCGTAAACATCCCCTCTACTCACCCATTCCACAACATCTCTACCTAGTGAGGTATTAGGAGCCTGGAAAATATATTTTAATCCGTATCCATCCACAGATAAAGCCAGTGTACCAGAAGTGGACCTTGCCAACATTTTAGATTTATTGTGTTGGAAATTGGCTATTACATTCAGATCCTCTCTTTCTAATGCTTCATCAAAGGCATGTGGGTTAATAACTTCATAAAATATTTTCCCATCTTCAGCGATAAGTTTTGAACGTTTATTGAAAACGGAAGCATACCCTTCAATGATATTACTTCCGCTTTCACCAGAGCGAACACTTATCTTTTCCTGATTAATCCTTTTTTGGTTCATCTATTTCTTCATTCTTTCCTTTATCAATAGGTTTATTGTTGTTTTCTTGATTAAATAAAGGATGCATTCTTTCGTACTGTTGAAGAGCGATTAATTGTTGTTGAACAAATTTCCAATCACCAGCTTCGGATTCTACTGGGTCTGTTCCTATCTTCAAAGCAGCTTGGTTTGGTGACATTAATCCAGACTGGATCATCTTAGCATAAGCATTAGCTTTAGAAACCAAGTCGGTTTCAATCATTACAGAAGTATCGAAATTGATGAAAATATCATCTAAAATTTCATCTTTTGTTAATGACTTAAATGCAATCTCCTCAGCATAAATTTTTGCAATAGGGGCTAGGGTGAATGTTCTAAAAGCCAAACTTTGTTGTTCAATGTCTAGCTGGACACTATCAGAAGAATTGTAAAGGAAAGATGGTATTCCATACATATTACAAATCTCATCCCGTGTAAACTTCATTGTGTTAATCAATTCAGCATCAGCGAAATGAATTTGTAAAGGAGTTAATTTTGTGTTTGGAGGAGCTATGATTGGTTTTCCAACATTAGGAACACCGACATATTTTTCTGTAAACTTCTCCATACCGGAAATAGTGGCTTTTGCTCCTGCTGCCGTATCAATCTTACTTTCAACCACCATAGGAGACATTGCTCTATTCTGATAAAAATTAATAATGGTACCAGTAGCGTTATTCATAATAGTCATATTATGAATAGCTGCACTAACCGGAGGTAAGCCCATTACCCCATCTACACTTAATCCTTTAAAATGCCAAACCTCTTTCCCATCTATCCATTCTTCCTCCTTGTAAACCTCATTATGTTTTTTAATCCATTGTGCCGAACGGCTCCAATTAACATGGTATCTTACTCCCCCGTTTTTACCATTAAAATCATAATCATCAACACATTCAGGAGGAATAATAATTTTTTTCTTATGATGGAAAAAGGCATTCCCGAAAATATTCCTATGATATTCTAATGTTGAAAAAATGGCTTGATTGTTTGTTACCTCACTTAGTCTATACCTTAAATCATAATAAAGTGGGTGTTTCTTGTAAGATTTCCTTTCCCTTACTACCTCTAACGGCATGGAACTGATAGTGTAAGACAAAATCCTTGCGACCATGAAAACGGTAGACATGTTTTGAGGATCTGGCTTTGTAGTCGTACTTGGTGTGTTTGATTCATATACACCATATTTAATGGATGAACCACTACCAAACACACCACTTAACATTTCAAAAGCTATATCAACTATATAATCAAACTTCATTACTTTCTTTATTTATGTCTTCCATTAATGCTTTTATAGCATCGAAATTCATTTCACAATACATTCCAACAGCCATTGCTAAAGCAACTGCACCATCAACAGAATCCAATGATTTATTCTTAACGATTTTTATGTTACCATTGCCATCGTAATACAAAACCACATTTCGAAAATTCCATCTTAAAACAGGGCTTTGAGATATGTCGATTTGTTGACTATAAACAAGTCTTTCGATATACTTTAATGGGAAATTGAAAAATCCGGTATTTTGTCTACATGGAACCAGGTCAACCATGATTTCTTCTTCAATCTTGCTGATTAACAATAAACTATTCCAAGGGTCATAAGCAATTGCCTGAATATCGAAGTAATCACAATAAAATTTAATCCTTTCGAATACCTTATCATAATCTATAATTTTCCCCTCATGCTCTAAGATAAAACCCTTTTCAATCCATTCTGTTAAATCAATACCACTTGCTCTAATCTTCTTCTCTTCCCTACTGGAAGGGAAATAGAATTCAGGAATTACTTGGATTTTCTTTGTTTCTGGATGCTCAACAACAACAACTAATGAAGATAAGTCTGTTGAAGTTGAAAGGTCTATACCAATATAAGCCTTACAGCCTTTTAACTTTTGAATATCAACACTATTAAAAACTTTCCTATAATCTTCATCTGGAATCCAAGTATCCTCGCCATCCACATAAAGATTTAAGTTTTTTGTTAAGAAGTTCTTCTTATCTGTTATTGTTAAACAAGCTTTCTTGTAGTCGATAATCAAATCTTCAAGTGAGATAACACCTTCCCCTTCATTATGCTTCTCTTTCAAGCTAGGATTAGCTTTTTCCCACATGTCGAAATCATCTACTTCCGATTCGTCATCAAGGGTATAAAAAGCATAAAAAGTAGCATCATCTTCAATTTCCTCATTTAAGACCCTTTTCCCAATCTCCAACTCCATGAAGTATGGGTAATCTTTGTTGAAACCAGATGTTGAAATACTAACTATTTGTGGGTTTTCCCTTGCTAATGTACCTGTTTTCATGATGTTAAACAGGTCATTTGTTGGTAGGGCGTGCTTCTCATCTATAATGGAAAATGATGGTGATAAACCATCCAACTTGTCCGGCTCATTAGCAACCGGTTTGGCGATACATTCACCATTATGTTTATAGAGAAGTCTGTACTGTTGTCGTAAAACCCTTTTAGCTAAAGCGGGAGAATCTTGAACAATTTGTTTCAGGTACCGTAAAGCTTGACTTGCTTGATCTTTTGTGGTTGCTGCAAAATATACTTCAGCATTTCTTTCCTCTTTCATTAGGGCGTAAAGAGCGAAAATAGCTGATAATGTTGTTTTTGCACTCTTCCTAGATACCCATATGTTGATATAACGAAAGAGTCTTTTTTTAAAAAGTTTATCTCTAAAATAACCATACATATTCAACGTTACCCAAGCTTGCCATGGTAACGGTTTAAATTGTACTGGCTTTCCCCCTATCGTTATATTGACATAATAGAAAAAACTAAAAACTTTTCTAACGGCTTCTTCATTGAAGAAGAATTTCTTGTGTATTTTTTTTCTTCGCTCTATTGCTTTTTTTATCCACCTAGAAGCCTTTATTTTTCCAGATTGAATATCTTTTTCGTATTGAAATGCAGACCGATAACATTCTTCAATATAACTCTCCTTACTAATCATCTTCGAAGCCATCACTCTTACTTTCAGAGCTTAGACCTAGTTCTTTCCTGTCTCTTGCAGAAAGACCAAGCCTCCTAGAAGCATTTAAGAGGTTTTTAAAGGCTGAATTATAAATAGCAATAGAAGGGTTTTGATTAGTGAGTGTTCCCGAAGTGTTAATTGGTGTTAATAATCCTCTTTCTTTAATGTCGGTCTTAGCTTGCTTCATCACTTGAAAGTTGAAGTAAAGCTCATCAATCATTGCATCATCTACATCTTCATATAAACCTCTTTCTTCCAGGAATTCGATTAACTTTTTCTTTGTAACCATAATCCCCCTTATTAAATAATTTCGTACTTGCTTGTGCCCCTCTTTTTTCTTGCTTTTAATGCTGCTTTTTCGTCTGCAAAATAACCTAAAGAAATACGTCTTTGTTTAGCATAAAT